GCTTAAATGTATTTAAACTCACAATTTTTTGAATTTCTGCGTAATCTATAAACTAATGTATTTCGTGCAATGTTAAATTCAAGTGCTGCTTCTGCTATTGATTTATATTCTTTATTAGATTTAGTATGCAATATTTTTTTCCCAATTGTATTAAATCGTTTATTTATTTTAGCATGATGCATGTTTTCTGCATGTGTACACCATTCAAGATTTGTAACCATGTTATTACTTGGATTGCAATCAATATGATTTACACAATTTTTACCATCAACAGGAATTAAAAAATTGAAAGCAACTAACCTATGCATATAATAATCTTTTGATTGTTTATTTTTATATAATCTAACTTTTATATAATTGATATTTACTTTCCATCCTTCAACAAGTTCTCCATGTTTATTTTTAATCTTACCATAATTGCTAATGGTGTAAATTCCTTCATAATCTTTTAAATCTTTCCAAATTTCTTTTAATGTTGTCATGTTTATTTATACGACAAATATAATGCCATTTATCTAATGTATGACAAAATTATTCATTTTCATTTATTGTTTTTAATAATCTATTATGAATTGCTTTGAGTTCGTCTTTATATTTCTTCTTATCCCCCATCAGCGTGTGACACTCTCTGCATAGTGCTTGTAAATTGTCTATGGTATCTTTGGTTTTACTTCCTCCCATTGAACGGGCTTCAATATGGTGTATGTCCACGGCTTTCAATCCGCATACTTCGCAAGGTATGAAGTCCGATTCATCGTAGCCGAAGTAACTCATGTACAATTTAGTGTGTTTCTTCATTTGGTAAATAATAAACTCCACGGAGTAGGTAGGTTTAACTTTCTATCAAAATTGAATCCGCAACTTTCAAAGAGTGCTATCCATTCGCTTTCTGTCTTTATGTTGATGTGACCCCATTCTGTATCAAAGTCCGTTGTGTTTGGCGTGGATGAAAAATGAAAGTATTTGCACTTTACATTCTTGAGAAATGGAATTAGTTGCTCATCCTCTATATGCTCCATTACCTCTATACAAGCGATTAAATCGGCTTCAATGGTTTGTTTGGTAAAATCACCCAATATACAATTTGCATTTTTTAAACGCTCTGTAACATATTTGTGATGGAATTTGTTACAATCATAGTAAGTTGTTGGTATTGGTAGCATCGATTGTGTATAGCCTCCCATGCCTCCGCCTAAGTCAACGAATGATGTAGGAGTAATTATCTCTTTAATCATGTTAGCGGTTGCATCAAACAATTGTACATACTCCTTGGAATCTAAATGTATGTTCCACTCTATTTCTTTGGTGAAACATTTCTCATCGTCCCAAGTTCCTCCGAAAGAGTTCATAGTTTTTCTATTTCTTGTTTTACTTCGTGCAGATAATCGTATATCTTATCGTCACTAAAATATGCAACTTTTAGCATTTCGTCAATTGTAATCAATGCACATTGTTTACATTCGACAGCACCGACTGAATAAAACTTTTGTATTAATTCTATCGCTTTTTCTTTTGGTGTCATTTCCTTCTGCGTCTTGGTTTGTGTTCGTCATCCGCAATTGTCGCAGCCTCAATTTCACTTTGACTGATTGCCGTTTCAATTGTGGCGTTTAACTCTTGCTCTTTCATCTGGTCATATTGTTGGCGTGAGAATATCAGTAAAGACAAAAACGCATCCGCAAAACATGAGGAGCAGTTAGGTAAGTTGCGTCCGTAAATTTCACGATAGACGTTGTTGAGTTTGGCTTGTTCTTCTCCGGTTAGGTTAAGCACTTGACTTCTCTTAAACTCGTTGTACTTCTCTTCCAACGATAGTATGAATAAAATGTTCTCTTTCATCGTATTACTTGTAGTGTGTGTTTAAATGGGTTGTTAGGTATTGATTGCACAAGAAAAAACATCTGCTCTGCTATCTCTCTAATTTCCAATTGTGCGTGTTCGGAAGTTCGTAATTTTATGAAGTTTGCAAATGAGCGGATATTAAATTGCACATCTGCGCTTATCTGTGAATTGTATGTCTTAAAGAATCTTGCAGATTCCTTTGCTCTCTTTCTTCCAAGTTTTGGCGTTAGTTCTTCAAGTGCCTTGTGGTATAGATAATTACTTTGGTCTGTAAACAATCGTAATTTCTCTAACCATTCTTCGCTCCAATCCGTAGGTAAATAGTATTTATCTTCCTTTAGTTCCTTGTATCGTGCAGATTCTGCATTGATAGATGCTATCCGGTGTTTGAGCAAATGTATATGAGATGCGATGTCGCAAGTCACCAAGAAGTGAACCGAACCTTTTTCGAAGGGAGTTTCGTGACCCTCCGTCCATAGCATCTTTATTAAGTTAGGAATCCTATCTTTTTTCTCTTGTGTTAACTCTCTGCTCGTGGATGTCCAAGCCGATTGAGCAATCACTTCGTCTGACCCGTACCAACCTAATAACTCAACTTTGTTCATATCTTAGAATCCAATAGAGCCACAATTACCGAACTAATAGACGCGTAAAGTATCCCAACTAATCCGTAGGTAATTACAAAGAATAGAACGCCTATCCACCAACTCATACAAAATGCACAATCCAAAGGCTTCATTCGCTTCCAATTGTAGGGGTTATGTCCGTAGATAAAATGTTTTAGCAAATCAGCAGGTCTGCCGAAGTTCACAAGGATAATGGCAAAACAAGCCACACCTATAATTTCAAGAATTGTATTCATCATTTATTAATTGTTTTACTTTTTTAATAACCCGAAGAACTTCATTGATTGATATTTTCGTTTGTCGGTGGATTGCTCTTGCACTATTTCCATTTTGCCACATGGTAAAAATCTCACGGTCGTACCAATATAATTGGGCAACCACCTTTTCAATGGAGTTATATTTTTTCTCCCGTAGAAGAATGATTTCGGTAGTTTCGATATCTGCCTCGATATCTTGAACTTCCTCATAATCCCAGAGTCGGTTTTTGTCAAATGGTGAACACTTGCCGTGTATGGCATTGTAGAGTAAACGCACCACATAAAAACGAATATACCCACCTTCATATATTTCCTCGATTTGTTTGCTTGGTTTTTCTAATAGTTTCAAAAAAGCATATTGATATAGTTCATCGCCGACATCTTTGTTAGGGGCTATCTTATAACAAGCCTCTTTAAACCAAGATTCTTTGGTAAGATGTTCTATAATCTCATCTCTTTTGATACACAAATTTAAAACTTTTTTTCAATTTTACAACTATAACCTAATTTTTCGTACTTTTTTTTATAATACTCCACTTCTGACTCTTGATATAGAATGATTATTGACGAATAAAGTCCCTTCGTTATTGTTAAATCCCAATATCTCAAGGATGGCGGTGTAGTTTCTTCGGAGGATTTTGTCATATTCTAAATAATATTCGATTTGTTTACAGGCATTTAATACGGTGCTATGGTCTTTTACAAGTATTCTACCTATCTGCGTTGTCTTATATCCGTAGTGAAAGCGCATGATGTAGCAGAATAAATGTCGTGGGATGGTAAAATCCGCTTTCCGGGATGTTCCCAATACTTCTGATGGGGATGTTTCATACACTTGACATATTTCTCGTAATACCAATTCCCAATCTTCGCAGTTTTTAACATACTTAATTTTAGGATTTAGCAACTCGTGTCTAAGTTGTTTTAGTTTTTCTTCGTACTGGCGTTGCATTGTTTCGTGTTTCAATAGCAATGACTGATAACGCTTTTTTAAATCGTGGTGTTGTTGGTATATTGTTTCCATAGTTCTATTTTTTTAAATAATTCATAAGCCACCTGTGGTACTATTGCATTACCGTAGCCCTTTATTGATTCTGCCCTCCACTTTGAAAAGGTAATTCCGTCCAATTTGGTGGGAAGCCCATCATCTCCGCCACAAATCGGGGATTGAGTTGGGAATTTTTCCCATTGGTATTTAATGTTGCCCAACTCCCTAAATCGTTCGTTTCTGTTCTTCCCCGTTTTTTCAATGACTCCGCACTTCCGCTCCCATTGGCATCGCTGACTGTTGGTGTCGGTAACATTCCCATTGCTGCCATTTGCTTTAATGGATTCTGCAAATTCACTCCCTTTTCTTTGTGTCGTTTCTGTGCTTCCTTGAATGTTTCTTCCTTTCTCGGTGTATTCCAATCGTATGCCGTTGGTGTCGGTAGCATTCCTACTTTTTTGTAACCCTTTACTACATCTGTCAAACTCGCCCCGTATCCATCCGATGTCCTTCCCGGTTCTTGCGCTCTTGGAGTAGGCAACAAACCAACATCTATCTCTTCGGTGCGGTGCGTTTTTGGAACAAGCTGGAATAATAAACGGTTGAACTTCGTACCCTTCAGTTTCCAAGTCAAGGCACACCTGCTCGAATACCAATCCCCCATCAATATTAGTGATACCAAAGACATTTTCTGCAATGACAAATTGGGGTTTAATCTCTTGTATTGCTCTAAGCATTTCGTGCCACAAGTAGCGTTCATCATCTGTGCCTTTTCTTTTTCCTGCCATTGAGAATGGTTGGCATGGGAATCCTCCGGTGAGAATATCAATTGTGTTTGCATATTTTTTAAAATCTGTTTTTGTTATATCTGTGTGTGAATCTGCATTAGGGAAATGGTACTCTAATACCTTGCGTGGAAATTCCATCCATTCGCAATGAAATACATTCTCCCAACCCATCCATTCGGCTGCAAGGTCAAATCCTCCAATACCGCTAAATAAACTACCGTGCCTCATTGTATAATGTTCTTGATGGTGTAAATGTTGTTTTAATCATTCCAACTTCTCCGTGTCTATTCTTTGCGATAATTAGTTCTGCCTCTTCGATTTGGATATCTGCCCTATCGTAGTAGTTAGGACGGAATGGGAATAAGATAATATCAGCGTCTTGTTCAATACTTCCGCTCTCTCGTATGTCGGATAGTAATGGTCGCTTATCTGCTCTCTCTTCGCATTTACGCGATAACTGAGCCAATGCGATAACAGTTATCTCTAATTCCTTTGCTAATACTTTTAGATTGCGTGATATGTCGCTTATCTCTTGTTCTCTATTTTGCTTATTGCCCTTAATCAATTGCAGATAGTCAATAACCAATATATTTAATCCGTGCTTTGCCTTATGGATTTTAACCTTTGATTTTATGGTTTGAATGTCAACTATTGCCTCATCGTCAATGTGAAACATTACTTCGTCTGTTACAATCTTATTTGCAAGGTAGGAAATTTCCGATTGATTCAAATTACCGCTCCTTAATTTGTATTGTGGTATCTCTGCAAGTAATGACATATAGCGTTTGGCAATCTGCTCCTTGCTCATTTCCAAAGATAGGAATAAACACTTTGCTCCAAGTTCAGCAGCATTGCGAACAAATGAAAGTGCAATTGCAGTTTTACCTGAACCGGGACGACCTGCAATAATTACCATGTCAGATTTATTCCAACCACCTATAACCGAATCTAACTTGTGCCATCCGGTAGGCAATCCGCTTAAACTCTGTCCGCGTTCTATTGCGTAAGTTATTTGGTCGAATACTTGACCAGTAACTTTCTGCATTTGTACGCTTTCTTTTGCGTGTACTATTTTACTTTCTTCTACATACCGCTCTAAATCGTTTGTAATCTCGTTTAAATCGCGTTTTAAGTCAAGGTTGGATAGTTTGTCTACCAACTCCTTTTTCATTGCCTTATATTGCAATTCTTTTATGTTGTGTTCAATCTCTCCGTTACCCATTACTTTGTTCATTAATAGGCTAACATCGTAGGCATATTCTTTACCAATGTGATTAACGATTTCGTATATACCAAATTGAGTATTTGACAAGTACAATTCTTGCATTGCCATTACAACTTTTTGATGCAATGGTTCTGTAAACCAATTTGATTTTAATCTGGGTAGATAAACAAGGTTCTTATCCCAAAATAAAAGGTTTGATATTATGTGCGATTCTAAGTTCATTTTAAAATTGTTTATAGTTTAAAACTGGTTGTTGTTGTGGTTGATTTTTTTTCCAAGTGATAACGGCTGCTTTCCAATTCTTCATTGGGTTGCGTCCTACTTTCCATCCGTTCGCTTCGTAGTAATTGTAGAAACGAGTTGATTCGTCTTGCATACCTTGTTCTATCATGTAAGCCCTAATGTCATTCTCTGTTGGCTTAATAAATCTCTTAACATTTACATTATCATTTACATTAACATTTACATTAGGTTCGTGTTTGGTTTCGTTTAGGTTATTGTTTGGTTTCTCTTTGGTTTCAGTTAGGTTTTTGGGTCTACCTCCTTTTGAACCATTTTCATAGCGTTTTAGATTGGCATCAAGTTGTGGTTTTACCAACTTAAATACTGTTGAAACAATACCGGATAATTGTACTTCGTTTTGATTTAAACCATACTCGAATATTGCTATCCAAGCATCTGCTTGTTGTTCTTTTGGTAGGTCTTTTATCGCTTCGTAGAATGAGCGATATATTACTATTGATTCTTTCATTAAATAAAAAACCCCATTAGATTAGTAGCGGTCGCATCGCATACTAACCCAACAGGGCAAAATCTTTTAACTTTAGAGATATGCGACATCTCAGTTAACATTTCAAAAATACTATTTTTCAATCAATCCACCAAATGTGTAAATCGCAAAACCATTTTTTTCATCGGTTGTTATTATCGCTCCGTGCTTATGTCTTAAATCATGCACTCGAGCCGATAGACGATAGATTCCGTAGCGTTGCCATGCTTCCATAGGATTTATCTGTAAATGCTTCTGGAAGTGTTCTAATAGAGTTTTATTTTGATTTTTCATAGGTTTCCACATAGTATTCCTCAGGTGAAACAAACTCGTACTTTAGCATAGATATCCTACCAGCAAGGTAAGCCTCTTGTATTGCCGTTTTAAATCGTTCGGATTTAACAACAAGTAACCAAGAGTATAAACCTATTGCCTCTCCTTCGGTAGCAAATTCTCCGACCTTCTTTCCATCCATCCATACCCGGTAGAGAGTTACTCCGTTAACGATTGAACTGTGATAGTAGATTGTGTTCATTTGTTACCTCCGTAGGTTTCGTTGTAGTAATTTTTTAAACCATCTTCGTCTACTAAACATGCAGTATAATCTACATTGTCTTGTCCCGCTTGATAAGCATTTTCTATCTGTTTCTTTTCCATTTCTTTGGCTTTATCCGTTGCTTCAAGCATCAATTTGTTAAGTGTTATCCTATCAAATTTACCCTCTGAATATTGCTCAAATAATTCATAGGCTCTTTGAGAAAACCACTCCACTGCCGTTTGTTGTTTATTATTGCTCATAGTTGACCTCCTCTATACATTCTGTTAACTTCTTGCTTCCAATGGGTAGTAACATCGTTAAATCCATTGATTGGTTGGTCACGCTCAAACTGGTATGGTTGAGCCTCTTGTAATTCAACTCTACGAGTGATTCGCTTCCATAGTTTGTGTAGTAAAAATGCCACAGGTAAACTGATGGGATACAAGATTAAAAATTCTATTGGTAACATAGTTTTTGTTATTTGATAGCACGAAGATATTTGCATTTTTGAATATTGCAAGTATTATTTTGTATTTGTTTAGTGAATGAACACTTTTTCTTAGTAAACGATACTTTTTAGCAACTCGTAAGCGTGAAATAGTTTCTCATCAATATCGTCTTTGACATCATCCAACTCAATAACGGACTGAAATAACTTGTGCGAATCGGGCATTCGTGGGTCATAAGAAACAAATATTCCGTGGTCGTTAGCAGTAGCCAACATTCCGAATTGCATTTGCCAGTAGTATTCCGGATGCAACGATTTTAAATCCTCCGCATTGTTGATGGTTGCGTTTTTAAGGTGAATCGCAGAATTAAACGGACATTTAATCTCTAATATTCCATTACCTAACCCATCGGGAGAATATCCACTATACTCGTTGTATTCGATGAAAGTAAATGTTTCGCCTCCGTAGTATGTCCACTCATCAAATGATTCTAATGAGAAACGATTAAAGGCCTCCGGTTCGTGAGTTGTTCCCCATTCCAACGCTCTGCCGAATACTTCCGGTTGTTGACCTGTTAACATAACTGCAGCTTTTTCGTAGACATAGGTCTTAGCCGTTTCGCTCAATACCTCCGATTTATTCCGTGGGCTGCCCATCAGTTTATAAATCTCACTCGCGGTAAAGCGCGATTGTCTTAATGACAACCACGCTTCTTCGTTTAAATTTGTACTAATCATTGTTTTATTATTATTACATTGCTGCTCTTCCTTCATATCGTGAAATATTTATTTTGTCACGAATAAATTTAATAAATGACACATCAACTGGATTGCCATTTTTATCAATATAATGTGCCATCATATGTATTCTATGTGCGTGATATATTTTTTTAATATGTTCTCTATCAAAAAAAATGTGAATTTTCATCCCTTTTATTAAACTGCCTTTATCTTCACCTTCATAAATTACAGTAAATACTTTATATGCTTTTTTCATATTATTTCTTTTTCTTGCAGTCACTTAATACCGTTCAATAATTTTAAATGCTCTGGCTTCAATTGGTATTTCTTCAATACATCCTCAATCTTACCGCCTTGTTGGATGTGCTTGGTTGCTTGTTCCCATACCGTCATTGCCGGGTTAAGATATGGTTTCTCTTCTACCTTTTGATTCCGTGCCATTGCTTTCTCTCCGTCATCGTCTTCATCGATGTTTAACCCAAGAGCAGCTCCCAACGCATACCTACGGGCATAGGTTATGGCAGACCCCATCGCTTGTGGGTCGTTGGCTTTAACAACTGGCATCGTGTAACTTGCCTCTATCCATTCTCCGCTATCGTGCATTAATAATGTGGTTAAAGTATCGCCATCGGGAAACTGTGTAAACGATAACCCTGCGTCAGCTAATGGTTTTTGAATGACATCTAAGATGTTAGCCAATGATGCGTACTTAGATTTGAAGTAAGGATTGGTTGCCTCTTTCTTGACCTTGCCAATGGAGGCTTGAAACTTGCACAATGCAATTGCCAAGTTTTTAATTGATTCGGATTTATTCATAGTTGTAAGGTTTTAATTTTCCATTAATCCATGCTAAGTAAACATGGCACATAAATGCGTCGTGATGGTCTTTCTCAAACTCTTCGAAGTCAAACCAGTTTTCAAAATCAATGCAATCCTCAAAGGGTATTGCTTGTTGCTTTACATACTTGTTAACTAATGAGTCATCCAATGCCATTAGATAGAATTCTACATCGCCCCTGCGAAAGTAGTATTGTGTAACTCCGTGTAGGAGAATAACATCATCTTGAATTACTGCTATCCACTTCATTGCTCACTAATTTTAATGCAGTTTTTAATACTTTTAACGCTGTAGGATGGTAGATGTGTCCATCCATGTACTTTTTGATTGTGGGCAAAGACAAGCCCGTCTGTTTTTGAATGTCACGATTGATACCGTGGTATCGGTTCAATGCGATTTTGGTTCTAATCTCTTCAATAGTCATAGTGCAAATATAAACTTAAAGTTTTAATTTGCAAACTATTTTTTTATTTCTACTGAAAAAATTATATCCCCAAGTTTTGTTGCTAATTCGTTGGCTAACTCTTGTTGAATAGATTCGGTGAATGAATCCTCGATGAAATGTTTGCCTTTATATCCAACCCGATGAATCTTTCTTGCGATTGCTTGGGCTAATGAATCGTATGTTTGACCCTTTGCAGGTTTGATTCCCTTATAAGACATCCACTCTTTGATGGACTGCCACAAATACTGCCCACCTTGATGACCTTTTTTCGTGGGCTTCCGTCCAAATTCTACAAATTCCCAATAATCCTCCATTAGGATAGTAAGAAATAACGATGTTGGAGTTTGTGTTATTTCACCGAATTGTATACTCTGCTTTAAGGCACTCGATGCGTTGGCGTTCTTAGCGTCCAACTCTTTACGCATCAAATCTATGGCTTTATTAGACCACTTTTGGATAATGTCTTGCAACAATGAGGATTCAGTAGTGAACAAGTTCTGCTCATCACCTAATCGATTAATCAAATCCTCTATGTTGATAGTGTCAGCCAATTAGATTAAAATGAATAGTTTCTCCGTTTGTGAAATTTTTAATTATCTCCGTCCAATGTTTATCGGGGATAACTTGACAACCTGCACTCCATCTATCTATCAAAGAACCTGCACCGCCTCGATGTAAGTTAATACCGAATAATCCGTTTTTTACAATCTGCTTATTAATGATGCCGTCCTTGTTACCATCCCTATAAATATCGATAGCCTTTACTTGTTGGAAGTATGGCATACCTAACCAAAGAGATTTCCAATTGGAAGAGGTAACGAATTTATGTGTCCATAGATATTGCCCGGGTACTGCAATAGCCGTTCCGGTAACTCCTCCGTGTGTGATGGGGTTAAGTACATAGAACTTCCCAGCGGTAGTTGAACAAGGTGCGATATATTCTACTTTCTCATTCTTAATCAACATTACAAAGTCATCGTAGGTATTAGTAAGATTCTCATCCATGCGAACGAAAACCAAACTCTTTGGCGTCCATATCCATCGTTTATTTGAGAAATAGAATTGAACCCACTCGTTGGCAGCGTCCAATGTTTTCTGCCCAATTATTCCGTCAACTACAAGCTTATAGCCCCGTTGGTTTAGAAATTGCTGAACGCTTTTCATAAAGTTCCATTGTTTTATTTAAATAGTAAGATGCTTTAAGCAAATCAGTTTTACCGCCTTTTAAATCGTATCTCCATACATACTTAATGACATTGCCGATTGTGTAGGCTTCATCTGGTGGTAGTCCTTGTATTGCCGTGAAAATAGCATCCATTGCTTCGATAGTGCCTTTGTTGTAATGCTTGGGTTTATTTACTTCGTCCATAATGCAACAAAGTTAATATAATCCATCTCAATAGTGAACGCATGACCTCCATTAAGATATACAATTGTATGCTCATAGAATTGTGAACATCCAATCACTTGGTCTAAATCGATATATCCATCCTCCAAAACTTCTACGATATCCGCTCCTAATCCTACCTCTTTGTAGATGCTATCTTGTTTCTCAGCATAGACGAATTGAACCTTTTGAATTCTCATATAATCTTACCTCCTATTATCTTCATGTTGTTAACGTGGAATGTTAAATCTTCATTGACATCTACACAAGCAAATCCATGACTCCACTTTGTGTATGCGTAAGGTCTGTAATCAGGTGACAATGTACACAAGCAACCCATCGACCACACCCCAGTTGATTCTCCGTTGATGTTGTTCTCTGAGTGATGTGATACTTGGTGATTATGTCCGAATAAAGTAGATGATTTAGCCTTTAAGAACATTCCTCGTGCAGGGTTTACTGGGGAGAATACACTCTCTCCCATTTCATGTCCGTGCAATACATTTAATTTACCCAACTTGATTATTTCACGATTTACCAACTTAATCCCAAAAGAATCCAATCTCAATAAATTCTCAAACTTTAAACTTTCTACATCACTAAACTCTTTTGCATTGCGTAATAGGTAATTTCTAACTCTTTCCTCGTGATTGCCTAATTTGTAATATATCGGAATAATAGGGAATAGTTCACGTAGATACGAAAAGAATGCCTGTGTCATTTCTATTTCCTCTCGTAATGACGGCATACCAACCTCCTTAATAAACGATGAAACAGGATAACAATCCATGATATCCCCATTTAAGATAATGCAATCAACATCGTTATTCAATCCCCATTCAAGAGCGGTAGATAATGAATCCATGTCGTGATAAGGAATATGAATGTCGGACAACACTAAATATCTACCTTCTTTGAGTATGACATTTTGCATCTCCTTATTTTGAGAGAAGATTTTTAGTTTTTTAAATCCTTCCTCAATTGTAGATTTCTTAGTAAGAAATGTTTTATCTTGTAGATAGTTTATATTTTTTTCGCCATGCGCCCCTTTATAATATCGAATACTATCCCTTATTCTATCAATAGATTCTAAATGCGGATTTTCTTCTAAAATTAATTTGGCAAGGGTTCGATTGGGGGAATCCGGATATTGTTCCAGATATTTTAAGATTATGTTTTTCATAAAAATATAGCCATCAAGGTCATCAATATCGCCCATCCGCCTATACCTTTTATGACATCCTTTTGTAATAAAATAGTATTTTTATGATTCTGTAAATCGTAATCCAATGAATCAATGGTTTTTGTCTGCTTATTTATAACCGAATCTTGATAGTTTATAATGACTGAATCAGCCTTGACCAACTTCTCTAATCTGTTCAATTTTACACGGGCATTTGCACCCTTTACTAAATAACTATTGGCTTGTGATACTATCAACGTATCTATTAAGACGAATTGCCCCTTTAATGCCGTTGGAATCACGAGAAAAAGTATCAATAAAAATCGTATCATGTTTTAAAAGGATTTGACGCACTTTTTTCCAACGGGTTATACTATCAGTCCACTTTATTATTTGAGTGTCTGTATCGTGCTTATAATGCGTTATTTCACGCTTTAAAAAGCAATTATACAGGCACAACGCAAGAATTAGCCAAATAAGGAACTTGTATAGAGAAGTTGATTGCATATCCTGCTAATATATCCGTACGTGAATCGTAGAATGGTGAGGCTTGTTGATTAACGACCAATTGCCAAACTTCCTCCTGATATTCAGAATCCAACAACGCAAAGATATCACCGATAATCTGTGCAGTATCGGATAAAACCTCAATCACGTTAGATTCGCTTTCAAATACCCTATCCATACACAATAAAGCAAAGTTGTAGGTTTGCAGTTTATTTGCTAAATCCAAATTAAACCCATCAGGATACAACCATACAAGCGGATAATATTCGATGTTTTCAACGGTTAAATTGGATTGTTGACCTACACCGAATTTGCCGACCATCTTATGACTTTCGGCTTGTGCTTGTATTTTTGCGATTATCTGATTTAGGGTCATTCTTTAGAAATTTGATTAGTTTGGCTTCGTTTTTCTTCTGCCATTTATTCGTCTTCAAAGTCATAGTTCCAATAGCAATCATCCATATCATTCCCAAGATAAAACCCACCGTAAAAAGATGTGTTTTTAGGTCGAATCGTATCAAATCCGCTTCCGGGATTGAGAAACAATGGATAAGTATTTGTGTTTTCACGGAGATAATCTCTTAAACGATTAGCGTAATATTCAGCCTTATCACGGAATCTCTGCTCAATCAAAGTCAATTCATCAATGGTAATTGCCGTTGCGTTCTCCGCTTGTCTTGTTGCAACGCTCTTATTCATCATTTTAAAGGTCATAGGGAGCATTGATTCGGTGATGGTGTAGTATTTCAAACACGGAGCAATATAACTGTCTAAAAGCGTTGTATTATTAGCCGTTAAAGTTCCTGCAAATGCTTGTGTTTGTAACTCATCGTATAAACCACTCCCAATAATGTCACGAATGTAAATCTCTTGAGCCTCTTTAATAGCAGATTTTAAAAGTTTATCGTCTACATTCTCGTTGATTGCAGAATTATCTTTTAGATATGATGTTGATATAAAATAAACGAAGTTTGTCATTTTTTACGAGTCATTACTTTAGTCGACCACAAATGTCTGCATTGAGGAGTTGTTGTGTCTGTGTTTGGGTTATGATACCAACCGCCTCTGCGCTTCCATACATCGTACCCCAACTCTGCGCTCATTTGATTAATGTCTTCACGAGAGAATACTTTGTTAGAGCGGACAACCTCACGGCAGAAATCACGAGAAGTTGGGATAATTAAATCTCCTTCGATTCCGGGAGCTAATGCGTATTGATATCTTACCACTAATTCGGTTTGTAAACCCTTAATTAAATCCTTTCCTTTAGCCGTGATTTTATATCCATTGGTTTCAGGTGCTAATCTATCGGATTTAATCAATTCGGTTAGTGCATCCATTACATTTTGAGCAGGTTGTTTTGTTAGGTTAACCAAGTCACCCGTTTGTAGTCCTGGATTCTCGGCTAATATGTTTAGAATCGCTTTATTTAACGCATCGCCAAACTCAAACTTTACTTCCTCGTATAAGTCAGCAGATTCTCCGTATTTGGCGAATACTTGTAAATCTCTTTCATCATCCCAACCAAATGGGTTTTGTTTACTAAATGCAGTTGGTGCAGCGGATTCAATTGTGTCACCATTAGGAATGGGGGGTAAACCTGCCAATTGACGCTTTTCATTGATTGTCATATTTGACAACACATTATTTGCAACCAAAGGACTTAATGAATTGATAGCATCATTTAAAGATGATTGAACTTTGACGGTGCTTAATTGTGGTAATCCCATTTCAGAACGTGCTTCCTCGTTGGTTATAATTCCCTTAGTGAATAATTCGCTATAATCTAATCCTAATGGAGGTTTATTTTCGCTTATAATCTGTACGGGTGCGATGTATTCAAACAAATAAGTCAACGCATCGTCTAACTTTTTCTGTCTTGGTTCAACATAGGAAGATTGAAACATCTCATAGGCTTCGATTAATTCGCTTCTACCGCCTAATTGACCCTCTACACGAACGCCAAACAACATAGGAGAGTTTACCTTGTGCGATACGAATATCTCTTGTTGTACGGTCTTATTTAAAATGTCGAATTGTTTGTCAAAATCTGATGGTTGTAAGTTAGATATTACAGATTCTTTTTCGTTAGGGTCGTTGTATTGGATAATCAACCCACCTGCGTTATCTGTACCCGTGTAACTTTTCTTTAAACCTCTTTCTGTTTTACGCGCTTCTTCAGGTGTTGGATAACCCTTGAACATTTGGATAAGCGTTTGAGCCGAAAATCCGTTTTTTATTGAGTTTAAATGCCAATTAGAAATCTCCGTGTCAATTTCAATGTACTTCAATCCACCTACATAGTCGGGTAAAGGATAGATTCCTTGTCCTGCTCTATATAGTTGGCAATAGTACAACTGCTTAGATTCACGAGTGATTGGGTTAAATGGGGTGTATTCGATTATCTCACATTTTCTATCTGACCAATCCTCACAAAATGCAAATTTATCGTCTAATGTTTTACGGACTTTTTGAAAAGGCAAGTGGTAAATCTCGGATATCTTTTGTTTATCACGTGACCATATAATTTCCATTGCAAATCCATTGAACAATTCTAAGTCATCGGCTACCTTTGCTTTTAGTTCGTCTAAACTCTCGTACGCATTGATAGATTCAACCTTTTGTTGAGCCTTTGCAATTATAGCGGTATCTTGTCCTTTGATTGACGTACCTACCCCTGCAACATAAGATGCTTTACCCGAAACAATAGCGTTATGTTTAGGGCTTTTATTGTACATTTCAATGAGAAATTCAGGGTAAAGGTTGTCTTCTCCAAATGTATAGATACCCTTTGCCTTATTCTCTTTGAAAGCAGGTAGTTTATTGTCGTGAAAATTAATCCGATGAAACATCACTTATAAATAGGATTTATTCGATTGTGAAAAAGTTTGATAGGAATTTGCCTAATCCACCAACTACTGCACACCCTATCATTACGGATGGTTCAGACATATTAAATCCTGCAACCATTATAGACGCAGCAGCCAATGAGTCGCCAAAAATGCGAATTCTTTTGGGTGTTGGCGAAAAATAACTTTTAAATTTTAGCCTTGTCCTCTGTTTGGTTTGCATGATTTGTGTTTGTTAATGTGTTTTGTATGTCTGCCTAATTTGCGTTTTGGCTTTTTACGGAATAGTACTACTACTTTAACCTTTGCCATCGATTTGACGAATTTTTCGAATGTAGTAAATAATCGCAAACATTCCCGATACTATGCCGACAATTGCAAGTACAAATGCTGCTACTGGCTGCCAAGTTTGGCTAAAATGTATTATCGTAGCACTTCCACTTATTCCAGTGGCAATGGCTGCGGTGGTGTCGTTATCTAAGTGTTTCATGATGGAAATGGTGGTGGTGGTGGTGGTGGTACATATTCGCCTTGTGGTAGGTCTAATACCCAAGCGTATTGGGATTGCTGAACCAATGGAATATCTTGTTCGCTTAAAAATGTAAACCAAACTTGATTAATATCTTGAACACAATTAAAGAAAATATCAGAGGCAAAAAATTTCCCTTGAATTTCTTGGTATTGTTCGGTGGTTAGAATATATCCTTGCATTTTATTTTATTTAATACAACAGTGTAAGCATATTTCCTAAACTTGGCGAGCGAGGGTTGTTTGAAATGCTTGAACTGCGGTATAAAAATTACTTGCCTCGGTGTCGTTTAATCCGTCGCCTATTGAAGAAAATGCACATTGATTGGGCGAAAATTGACCAGCAGTTCCATCTAAATTCAATGCCCCAAGAAAAAATGATTTATCGCAAGTTGTTATATCCTGCGATGAAGTAGTAGTATTAGTAGAGCCAAATTGTGAGGAATTTCTAAACGCTTTAAATACAGTATTTGATGTTCTTGAATTTATAAAAAATGCGGCAGAACTTAAAGTACTTATTACTTGAATTCGATTATTAATATAAGAGTAAGCATCAAAAAAATAAGTATTTAAATTATCCTTTGAATAAATAGTATATAAAGGCAATGCAGATGTTCCTTTGGATGTTCCTATCATTGCCATAGACGATGCATTTGTGTTGGTTCTTGAATAATATGATATATGTGTATTATTGTTAGTTAATGTCGTACTTGGCAATAACCCCGTATCCATATAAGCACTTGTTCCGTTTGGTGTTACACCCGTACTCGCAAAAGTCCAACCGCTTGTAAATGTTCCCGTAAAACTTGAACTCTTTAAATTCTGAGCACACGCTGCTGCACTTGCACCAACCATTGGATATATGGCTTTCATTTTCGTCCATATAGAATAACCTTTTAAATCAATTACAAGCGTATTAATTGCAGTTTTCTCGGTTGCTGATAGGCTACCTCCTGCCGTAGTTACTCTATTAAAAAATGCTTGTGCATCGGCATCAAACCCAGCCAACTGCGATGCTACTATCCCGTGTGTTGCTATTATCATGATGCTATGTCCCCGAACAAATAGGCTTCAGTTCCACTTATGAAAAGCAATGTTGCACCGCTATATTGAGCGGATAATTTTAACTTAGCCCCATTACTTCGAATTGTCATTCCACTACCTGCAACGATGGTGGTTTGTCCTGCTCCGTATTGTGCTAAAAGAATCTGTGTACCTGCTGAAAATGTGGATGCGGGTACGGTTAAATTGTTTGCACTTGCAACATTCATTTCCACCAACTTATCGGCATCAGATGCAACCAATGTATAAGATGCAGTTTGTCTGTTTGCGGTAATTAATTTGTTGGTTTTTGTATCAATCTGCGTTTGAATCGCACTCGTTACTCCGCTTAAATACCCCAACTCGGTAGATGTAACTGAACTTACTGCAACTTTACCACTACCATCGGACGCTAATGCTCTTGATGCAGTTAGGTTTGAACTTACGATTGATGTTGCACCGCCTGTGATTGTGGCTTGTTTAGCGTCAATCTGCGTTTGAATTGCGCTTGTAACGCCATCTAAATACCCAAACTCTGTATTATCAACGCTACCCGTTCCGATTGCCGTTGCATTTATTCCACTTGCAGGGGCTACGCTGATATTTCCGCTACCCAATACACTTGTAGAATTTATGGTCTTGATGTTAGTACCACTTACAAGGGTATCTTGTTTGGCATTTATTTGCGTTTGTGCATCGCTTGTTAAACCACCAATATACTGAAACTCTGCATTGCTTACCGAACCATCGGCAATTTTTGCAGCATCGATACCAGTTGCCACCTTTGCGTTTGTAACGGCTGAATTGTCTATCGTCCAAGTTGCTCCGCTATTACTTACTGTAATATCACCTTTATCGCCATCGGTTATTCCACCGCCTCCGCTATATTGTGGTATATTCAAAGTATCGCCTACCAATGTAGCAGCACCGCTTGAACCCGTAGTTGTTAGCGTTAAAGTTCCTTGCTTTGCGTTTAATTGGGTTTGGATTGCGGAAGTAACTCCGTTTAAATATCCAAACTCTGTATTAGATACGTTTGCGTCTATGTCAGTAGCAGCAATTGTAACTGCACCGGTACGACCTGCAACAGATTGTACTGGGGCTTGTGCAGCAATTTGAGTAATACTGATTTTTTTTGTAATCGCAACGCTTGTATCTACAATTGGTAGTACATCGTCATTTGCTATACTAACAATCGCGTCTAATGCGCTTATTTTTTTATCTGCCATTATAAAATTATTTTATCTTCGTTTTCTTGTAGTAAAAAGTTACCATCCTCAAGCAACATAAACAATATCTGTTCAGGTGCTTCAATCTCATAGATTTTTTCATTTAATGTAACTTCGTAATTAGTAGCAGCAGTAGGTGTAAATTGTACTTTTAAAATACCTTCTTCTACTAATTCGTTGGCTAAACTTGGATTTGTATTACTTGATGATGTTTGAGCATATATTTTGTACATATATTCTCCTGCATCCAAAGTAAAATTACTACCCTCTGTTACATTAAATTGATTATACCTTTCAGTATGTGTAGATATATCGGCTAAAATTACCGATGTAACAACATTTGTAGTTCTGTTAGTAAATGAAAATAAAAAGTAAGGGTTCGCAATTGTAACCTTTTCCGTAAGTGTTAAATACCAACTTTTACTTTGTAACTTATCAATTACTAACATCAATTATAAATAGTAAGTCAAAACAATTGTAAATAAAAAAGGGAGAGCAAATGCCCTCCCCTCTTTTCTAAACTATGAAAACCTTAAATCCCGAGTGTAGTAAGTACTCCACTTTGCACCTTGTATGGGGCTTCTGATTCGATAGCGGACAAAGTCACTTCGTATCCAGTAGAATCTCCCATTGCTACTCCGGTGTTAGCAACCATTGATGTAACATCGCAACCATATTCGTAGCCTACCAAGAAACAATCATCGTTGTTGGTTTTTACGATAGCATAGCAGCGACCTTGAGCCAACAATTTCATTTCGTTTCTTTTCGCAGTAGACAATCTACGAAGTTTGAAAGCAACATCACTCTGATTGAACACAGTTCCGTTTTCTACGCTTACATTGGTGGTAACGGTCATTGAACCAGTACCCTTTGGTAATTCGTAGTCGAAAACATCAGCAGAGGTGAAAGTGGTGGCAGTTACTTCCCCACTTGCAACGGTGAACTTTGAAGAAGTCCAATTCATTAAGTGGATGCTCTTAATACCTCCGATTGAATCTTTGCAATCTAAGGTGAATCCTTGAGTTAGTAAACAAGCCATTTCTTAGTTAATTATAAGGTGAAATAAACGATTTCAGCAGGGTAAGCAACCTGAACACCGTATTTGAAAGAAGCACGGAATCTTACTTCATCTGCGTCCTGTGAGAACCAGTAGCGATACTGCTCTTCTTCATTTGCTAAGTCAGTGCCTACAAAGAAGTTAGACAAAGAACCTGCGATGATTTTGTTAGTTCCGTTCAAACCACCAACTGCAATTACTCTCATGTTAGAACCGGGGTAAACCATTTCCATGTTTACGGCAGCATCAGGAGTGTAATGGAACAAGTTAGCGTTCTTCAAGTTAACCAACATCAATTTGAAAGTGTCAACACCAACAAAACAAACTAAATCAGTTTTAGTAGCAACACGAGATGGGATAGACGCATAAACTTGGTCTAAGATATCATCTACGTTGGCAGCAGTAATTGAAGTGAAAGTAGTAGGGTTAGAGTTACCCAAAGTTGGAGAAGCACCGCTAATAATCTTAACGAAACCATCGAAACGATTCAAGTTAGGGTCACCACTTGCAGTGTCACCTTGCCACATAGCGATTTCAATTTGCTCAGCGATAACGGCAGCTTTCTCAGCTCCGAATTGCTCTTCGAAAGGAAGTGCAGTAGCAGAACCGGGAGCGATTTGAGTTTGCATCCACTTTGCTTCCAAAGTTTTAGGGCACAAAGTTTCTTCAACCTTAACCGCACCTACTGTGATAGCACGTTGAGTTAAAGTAGTAGTACCGCTTGGGTTGTAGCCGCAACCATCAGCTTGGAAGAACACGGTAGAACCTACCAATGCCAACTTAGAAGATGATTTGATACCGGGTTGAACCTGACCAGCAGATTGTAAAACGGCAGCAGTTTTGCTACCAAATAGAGCTTTAACTAAAAGTTCGCTCTGTTGTTCGTTGGTGTAGTTAACTAAACCATTTACGTTAAATGCCATAGTGTTTATTTATTAATTGATTTTGCAAATTTTAAAAGGTTCTCAAATTGTGCCTCTTTCTTGGAAGCAACCTTTGGAGTTTCGATAGGGGTAGCAGATGGGCTTTCAGCAAGAGCCTCAACAAGTGAAACAACTTTACTCATCGCCTCTCTTACTTGTGCTTTCTCAGACATCAAAGCCTCGATTTTAGCGTTCAATTCAGCAATTTTCTCGTCAACTCTTGCGTTAACAGATTCAATAGCAGAATCAAATGCGTTCAATTCAACTTCTACTTCGATTTCAGGTTCTACGATTTCAGTTACAATACCGTCCATAGTAGATACCAACATTCCACCCTCTACTTCGTGTGTTCCATCTGGAGCAGGAATATCACCTTCGGCAGTTTCTACCAATATGGCAGTACCTACGGCTAATTCACCTGTCCATTTAATGGTAGTTCCATCAGTTAACATTGCAGATTCGAATTCTTGATTCTCTTCTACAATGGGGGTTTCTGTAGAGAAACCTAACAATGACCGAATCTCGGTCAATACTTCTTTTGAGTTCATTTGTAATAAAATATTATTGGTTGATTTTTGTCTTAAATTATATATATAAAAATCTGATATTCTTTGAGTTACGATGAATTCTATTGCGTATTGCTCCGTAATTCTGATTTGTAAATTTACAAGCATCGGATAACGAATCGTAGAATATACCTGTTTCAATATCCATTACTTGCTTTGAAACATTTTTTAACAATGCACTTTTTTGTTTCGTTGTAACAAATCTTAAATTATTTTTGTAAGCGTGTTTCT